TGGTACAGCTCATCTGGCTCTACCTCAGCGATACCCTTTTCATCAAACTGAACCTCTCCACTAGAAAACGTAACCTTTGTATTAGCTAAAAACGTATTTTGAAGTTTACCCATATTATTACCTCCTAAGAGTGCTTAGTTTTATAGTCCTACTGTTTTTTATAATCGTGTTGCTCCCTAAACAATAATAGGGAGCGAATTAGTATCCGCTCCCTAGAAAAATTATTAGCTCATAACTCCTGCTGTCTTTAGCTTGGCTAGCAAAGCATTAAAGTCTGTAACTAAACCAGCTACATCTGTCGCTGTGCTATTGGCTTGTGTGGCTACTTTATTAGCTGTAAGCTTGCTTGTAGTGGCAGAGGTTACTGCTGTAGAGAAGTCAGTAATCTGACTTGCAGTATGAGTGTGGGTAGAAGGTGAGAAAGTACTAGGTTTACCACTAAGAGTATTCCACGATAAGTCAGTAATCTGGGCTGTAGTATGGGTGTGGGTAGAAGGTGAGAAAGTACTAGGCTTGTTGTTAATGTCAGCCCAGTCTACCTTAGGTGCCACTCCTGCACTAGCTAGTAAGTCAAGAATCTGTTGTGCTAAATTAGGCTCTAGCTCATTCAGGTGGATAGTGAAGTCACTACCTAGCCCTGGTATAAATGTCTTGGCTTCTCTATTCTTTTCCATATAGATTCCTCCCATAGAAAAAGAGGGAGTTACAGGAACCCCCTCTTTTGTTTTTAGATATTAGATAGATACGAATCCAGGTACATCAGCCTTAATGTTAGTGTAACGCATCCATTTCTTAGGAGCGTAAATTACTGGTACACCATACATTAAAATCATCCAACGGATAACTGGACCAAGTGTAGCTAAATCCATCTTCATCATAGGTGCTAATTGCTTGAAGGCGATAATATCAGGAGACATTTCACCCATGAACGCTGTGTAAGTGTTCGCAATTGTAGTACCTTTGTCTACGTAAGTCATTTTAGCACCTGAGCTAGCTGACTGTACAGCGAACTTAGCTACTTCGTAGAACTTGTTACCGTCTTTCTCTGTTCTGTATAAGCGAATATACTCGATAGGGAAAGCAGTAGAAGCTGGGTTAGTAATGTCTAAGTTAACACCCTTAGCAGTATCAGAACCAGCTAAAGTAACTGCAACTTCATTAGATGGGATAGACTCACCATGAGAGTTGTTGAATGTTACTTTATATTTGTATACTCCAGCACCTTGTTTAGCGAAGTCGCCATCAGTACCGATTAATGGAGTAGCATTAGAAGCTAATGTACCTACCGCAGGAGCTTTAAAGCTTGATGCGTTTGGTTGTAGGTCACGTGTTTTATTTAAGAAGATGTTAGGCTCAAAGTTAACTTCTCCACCGTGAGTCATGAACTTATTAACAACTACACCAGCTTGGTAACCAGCGTTAGTTGGCATAATAACACGCTCTTTAGGGAAGAACTCATTAGAGAACTGTGCCTGTACTTCAAATGGTAAGAAGATGTCAGTTGGAGTACCATAGTTCTGAATGATCATTTGTGCTCCCCAGTTGATATGTTTCTCTTCTAGGTAAGTACCTTTAAGGTCAATTGTATTGTCCTTATCAATCATCTTGTTGATACCGTCAAACTCTAGTCCTTCTTCACCACCTGGAGCTAGCTTACTGTCACCCCAGAATAGAGACTGTTCAATTTGCTTAAGCATCCATAAGATGCCATCTTGGTTTTGACGAGCTACAACGTTACCAAATGCACTATTTACTAATGTCATTGGGTGTGTAACTTCACGAGTCGTACCTAGGAACTTAACGAACGCTGCCTTACGAGCGTAAGTAGAGTCGTTAGTATCAGGTAGTTGACCTTCACCTACGAAAGCCCCTTGACCACGACCGTAGTCAATTAACTGTCCGTATTGTTCTACTGTAGAGAACGCTTTTTGTTTAGGAATCTTTTTCCAAAACTTGATATGTTGGTCACCGTAAGTAAGAACCTTTAAGCTGTTCTCTAGTGATTCAACACGGAAAGCGCCACCGCCTTCTAGGTTAAGAGGATTAACCTCATAGCCTGCTTCTAAAGCTTTATTTAACTGTTCAACCTGTGAAGCTTCAGCGATACCGAAACCTTGGTTGTTTTCATTAAGGTTATTAAACATTCGTGTCCACCTCCGTAATATATAAAAAAATTATTGTGTTAATCCTAAGAATGTCTTAGCTTCAGCAGATAGAGAATCGAAGTTCCCTGAACCTTCTAATGCTAGAACATCATTCATTAAAGAATTATTACCTTTCATTACTTCCTCTGATAGACGCTGAACAGCTACGCCCTTGCTTAATGTGTTGCTAGCTGTATTGCCTGAACCTTGTGCTCCAGTACTAGCAGGGAAAGATTTTTCCAAAGCCTTAGCATTAGGTACTGATTTGCGTACTAATGGTTGTGCTTCTACAGCATCAAGACGCTCAGTTAAAGCGTGAATAGACTTTTGAAGGTTACCTGTAACTGTTAATACAGCCTTCTGAGACTTAACGATACCTTCAAAAGACTTAGCTAGTAACTCTTGTGAATGTTCGTTAGAAGCAATAGACTTGTTAAGGCTAGCACCTTGGTTACCAATAACAGTAGAGATACCCTTTACAAGCTCATCTAAGAACTCAGATACTTCTAATGCCTTGCGTACACCTTCGTTGCCTTTCATAGTGTCTTCTAAAGACTTTTCTACCTCATCGTCTTCTTGCTCGTTCTCTTCTGCCTCAGTATCAGTATCTACATCAGCATCATCACCTTGCTCCTCAGTAGGGGCTTGGTCTTGGTCTTCCTCAGCTGGTGGTGGAGTATCTTGTGATACCTCATCAGGAGTAGCGTCATCTTGTGGTAATGCCTTAGAAATCTGCTCTTCCTCAGCCTTTTCCATGCTCTTCACCATATTGTCAATATCTTCTAAAGACTTATTGATAAGCTCATCATGGTTAACATTAGTGTTTTCTGCACCCATGTTGGCACCTCCTATATATTAATGTTAGATTTTCTTAATGAAGTCTTGGGCTTGTTGTCTTGACCAACCCTTAGTTAGTTGTAGATACAACGTCAGTTCACGGTTTGTCATTGACTTATTTACCAATTTCTCTTTAAGAATTTTCTTATTTTCATCACTGTCTATCACATATGAGAGGTTTGTTAAGTCTTTCTCTAGGCTTTCCTTACGGAAGACATCTCCACCTTCCATTTGTCTAGGGTCAGTCTCATAGCCAGCTTCTAATGCTTTGTTAACATTATCAAATCTAATAGGCTCATCATCTATCCCTGCAAATGACTTAACTACTGCATCCCATGTACATGTTGTATTAACTGGGTTTGTTGTGATAGCCACGTTGTATATCTTGGCTTTAGTTACCTTGTCACCGTCACGTTCAATAACCTTACCCTCTACAGAGAAGCCCACCTTTCTAGGTGCGTTAGACTTCTTAAGTGCTTTAGATAGGTTCCACATGCGTTCAGCTTCAGGTATACCTTTCAGTAACTCACCCTCTACCCAGAAACCGTTATCGTCTACCTTACAGGCATCCGTTGGGTACCCAAGTATAATGGAGTTATTGTGGTCATAGTTAAAAAATCCGTGGTTAACGAAGTCACTAAAATCTAGTCCCTTCTGTACTAGTGACTCACCTTGTCTATCCTGTGCGTCAGTAGAAGCGTATCCACGAATCATCCACCTGTCCTCGCCATCTTCTGACTTAGCAATATCCATAGGCATCATGAAATTAAACTTATCATTCATGTCACTCACCTCCATATCTAATATTCAATATCAAAATAACCCTACAAGACTAAAATCTTGTAAGGCTATTCTTAAGCATACCCTATTGACTATACTGTTCGTCTATACCTTGAGATATATTCTCATCTTCCTGTTGCTGGTTAGCTTCCTCAGGGTCTTGCTCTGCATTAGGGTCTGCGCTAGGGTCACCACCTGCACTAGGGTCTTGTTGCATTTGGTCTGCCTGTTCCATCTGTTGTTTCTGTAGGAGGTAGTTAGTAAACGTAGGGTCAAGTATGATGTCTCCTCCCTCAATAGGTGGGTCATCATTTTCCTTACGAATTTCATTAATAGTCTTACGTGTACGTACTAACTTCTCATTCAGTTCTGCTCTCTCCTGCTCTGTTTCTTGGTCTAAACCAACAAAGTTAAAGGAGTATTCAGAACCAAATCTTCTTACAATGTGCTTATTGATAACAGATTCAAAGAATCGTAGTAAAGGACGTAAACCTTTGTCCTTAGAGTTCTTTAAACGAGACTCCATACCACCTTCCATGATAGAAGCCCCACCTCCACCACCACTACCACCACGGTTAGGGAAGTTAATTTCTGATGGGTCAATCTGATAAACAGCACAACAGATATTGATTAAGTAGTTCATCCACATTTCATACTCCATCTCACGGTTAGACTGAGCTACGTTGATGTACTCTAAGCCCTCTACCGATACAACAGGAGTCTTCCATGCACCTGTAACGCCTGATAACTGTGCCTGCCATTGTCTACGGAAAGCATCAAGTTGTGGTTTACTGATATTCTGTCCCTTAAGGTTCATTACCCCTTTAGTGGTACCGCCTTGAGAGAAGTATCTTGAGTTGTATTCTTCTGCATATAAGTGTGAAGTTACTTGGTGTATAAGAATCTCTAACTCTGAGAATCCATAAGGTTGAACATTAATATCAGTTCTAGGGTTACGTACACAGAAGGCTAACTCTGTGTTACTGAACTCCGATACCACAGTACCCTGGATAAGCTGTACAAAGTGGTTATCCTGCTCTGTAGTATTAGTTACAAACTCTTCTTCTACATTGTCCATATCAATCTCTGCCGCACGTATAGTAGATGCATCTACTGGATACAGTTCAGCAGGTCTACCTAATCTATCAGGAACAATCTCAAATGTAAGTTGGTCATATACCAGTGAGTCCCATGCTATTTTACGCAGGAATGTATCAAAGCTATCCCTAGATGGGTTGTAATCATACCCACAGTTCTCTAGGAAAGATTCAATAGCTAACATCATTCTCTTCTGTACCTCTGTGCCTTTAGCTTTAGGGTCTCTTAGCTTCACCTCAAACCCTACACCGTCCTTAGTAAACCTTGCTGGCTGAGAGAAAGTAGATAATTGGTTAATCCTAGTAAATATAATAGACGATATAACTGAGTTTCTGATTGCCATTCTCTTTAGTGTATCATATGATAAAGAATAGGGTTTGTCCTTGTACCCCATACTCTGAACTATAGCCATTGGGTCTTCTACTATTGCTTTAGACTCTTGAGCACGCTCTGACTTAGCAATAGTATCATTTTGGGTGTCATCCACTTCGCTACTCATAGCAAAAGGGGCTTCTCCTAACTTGACAGTGTCAGCTAGGTTCCCAAAGAATTGTTTAATTCCCATGTAAAGCACCTCCCTATAATTACTGCAAACTGTTGCTTCTCTCACATAAAATCCTAAAAGAAAGAAAAATAGCATACACTAATGTGTACGCTACTATTGCATCATCTTATCCTCTGTCCGATTGTTAGCCCTAGTGTTCTTGGCTCCACCGTACTCTTGATGCTTATCTCCATCTTTCTTAGCTTTTTTGTTATCTTTTTTCTTATTTTCTTTATCTTTCTTGTCCTCTTTCTTCTTTCTCTTAGCTTCAATAATGAGTTTCTGACTATAATCGTCTCCTACCTTCTTGTTACGTGAAGTATGACCTTTCTTACCTGTCTCTTCAGAAGCCTTACGCTTCTCCTTCTTATAGGCTCTAACATCAGCGTTATGTGCCTTTTCATTAGCATCATCTATCTTCTTCTGCTGTGCTCTAGCTTCACGCTCTTTTTCATTCAGTAAAGTCTGTTTCTTCTCTTCCTCGTTCTTCTTAGCATGGTCAGCAAAGGTACTACGTACCCACTGCTTACGTGTTACTGTATGACCATCACGAACATATGTTACAATCTGTTGTATAAGACCATCACGGTCTGACTTACCCTTCTCTAGGTCAATAGTAAGCAAAGGCTCTTCCTGTACATCAGGATGAGCTTCATACAGAGCCATAACCTTGTCAGGGTCATTCGGGTTATATCCCATACTCTTTGCTACTAGTTGGCATTCATACCAAATCTTAGAGTTCATATTTATACCTCCCACCAGTTTACAATAGAAAATTCCATATCTCCTAGGGCAGACTTGTACAGGTCTTCATCCTCAGATTTACTTAGACCATCTAAGAACTCCTTAACCTTCTCCATAGGAACTGTGTGCTCATTCCAGTCTGTACCATCCTTACCAGTGTCTACAATTGATAGAATAGGGTTACCATTCTCATCTGTATCCTTCCTAGCAAAAGATGACTTATCCGAACCAAATGACCACTCTACCCCTGACTCCTCTTGCCTAGCATCCCCTACACCTTTCAACCCTACAACCTCACGTAGGAACTTCTGCATCTTCTTATTAGGAATCTTAAGGTCATGTAGCTTCTCTTTCTCTGCATCTCCCTTATGTTTATCCATTTCCTTAGGGTTCTCTTCAAAGTGCTTACGTAGAGCGGTTACTCCATGCATATAGTCAATATTCTCATTGTCATGGCGCTTACGGTCTCTGATATGTGGGATATGAGCGTATTGGTCAATCAATCTCTTCTTGTGCTCCTTGCTCAACCCTCCTAGGAAACTTTTTACATCATGTACGTTCTTTTGCTCGTCATTCATGCTTTCAACACGTTTGACCTCTGACTCATGTTTCTCACCGTTTTCGTCTATATTCAGGATAGAAGGGTCTTGCTCAATCTTCTTCCTTAAAGCAACCATATTCTTCATATGCATAATAGCGGCTTTCTGCTTCTCTGCACCGTCTTTACCTTCTCGTGGGTCTGAGTCTGCTATACCATGTTGCTTCATTAGGTCATAATGCTCCTTAGGACTCATGTTCTTAAGTATGCCCTTTATGTCATTTCCACCTTGTTGTGCCCTAGAAGGTGATGCACTAGTAGCTTTAGTAGCCTGTGGAATTTCTGTGTGCTCCATGATATGAGGGTTCTCTTTTAGATGAGCCTTCATCTTTGTTACGTTCTTCATATGTTCAATGGCTGATTTCTGCTTCTCGTCACCCTCTTTACCTACACGTGGGTCACTATCTGCAATGCCATGCTCTTTCATTAGTTGGTAGTACTTTTTGGGGTGCTTAGACATATGCTTATGGAAAGCATCTACCTGCTCCTTAACTCCTTGGTGCTGAGGTGCTACATCTTCATCATGCTCATGTAGGTGGTCTGCTCCAATAAGGTGAGGGTTCTTATACAGGTGTTCCTTGATAGCTCTTGTCATATGCATATTGTTAATCTGAGGGTGTTCACTAGTTTTGTGCTCTATTCCATGCTTTTTTACATGGGCTTGTTTATCCTCAGGAGACATATCATGCTTAACATGACTATCTACCGCATCCTTTTGACTAACTGGTTGTCCTGTCTTAGGGTCAACCCATTGCATACGTGTAAACATCTGCCCATTCTTGCCATGAACCTGTACTGGTTTCTTAACAAGCTTAGATGTGTCCACTCTACCTTTCTCAAGGTCAATATACAATCCTCCTAAGGATTTCTCTACATTCATTGACTTTATAGCACGGTTTGTTCTCTTCTCGTACTCGTCATTCATGACTTCCTCATGCAACCATAAGTCTCCCTTAGGAGAGAGACCTTCTTTACCTTTCTGCTTATACTCAACACTACGTTGTAGCTGTTCTGCCATATCATTGACCTCCCTTGTGCTTTTCATGTATATCATGTACCTTCTCATGTACAGAGCCATCATTAAGGGTCTTCTTACCTTCCCAAGGTTCCATACCACCTATCATAAAGGCTTTACCAAAGTGACCTTCCCCTTTTAGCTCTCCTTTATACATATCGGGTGCAACACTGTTAAGGTCATATTTCTTACCATTGTCTAGGGTAGCAAAGTCCCAAGTATGTTTCAGGTCATCTATTGACTTATGACCACTATGCTCCAAGACTTCATTAACATCTATCTTATTCTTCTTACAGAAAGCCTTTAATTCCGACTTAGCCTGTGATAATCCATCAGGAGTTTTAAAGTCAAAGCCTTTCTTAGCCCAAGCGTATACGCCCACACTGATATTGGCTTCAAGGTTGACTGATACAGGCTTACCATTAGATAGATGTCTCCAAAACTGGTCAGACCTACCATATATACTATTAGCTAGGCTCTTACCTTGGGCATTACCATTAAGCTCTAAGAACTCATTCTTAATATACATAGAGCCATCTTGCTTTCTCCCTACTGCTCTAGTGATGGTTCCTACTGAACCCTTCTCCCCTGATAGCTCAAAGCCTATCTCACACAGACCTACCATCTCTCCGTCTACCTCATCAGAGTACATCATAACATCAGTCAGCTTGGCACTATAATCACCATTAGGATGTGAGAATACTGATTCTAAGCCCTCTTTGGTTGTGCCTCTCAGGGTATCATCCCATACCTGTTCAGGTTTCTTACCAAAGTCGTATTCCATAGAAGCCTTAGCTTGTCTAAAGGCATGCTTAAACTCATTATTCATCCATACAGCTTTCCCTTGTGTCAGAGACTTTGTATCTAGCTCCCCTATCTCACCATGACGTTTCTTTACCTCTTGCTCAGGTAGTCCATGGTCAGTATGCTTAAGTCCAAGAGGGGTTCCGCTACCTTTAGGCTGTTCCTGTTCTGCATAGTCAACCATATGCTGTTTTAGGTGTGCTGGTACGTGGGGTTTGATTCTGTTTATTGGCATCTTGTGTAGATGTTGTGCAATGTGGTCTCTCATCTTTCCTTGGTCTAATATGCCTTCTCCCCTAGCACCTTTATACCCAGTTGCGTCAAGGAATTGGTTTGTGTGTGCTTTATGCTCCTTCTCATTTACGAGTTTTTGGGCTACACCAAGCTTATCAAATCTGTCCATCTTATTGTGTACTAAGTCGTGGTGGGCATCTTCCTTACCCCCATGCTCTTCATGTACTGGTTGTCCAGTTTTAGGGTCAACCCATTGCATACGTGTAAACATCTTACCCATCTTTCCGTGTACCTGTACTGGCTTTTTCACTAGTTGAGCAGTGTTTATACCTTTGCTTAGGTCTATATATAATTCCATAAGGACACCTCCATTCTTCTCTAAATAAAAATAGCCCCGACTGTTGTCAGGGCTAATGTATCATATTCATATTAAAATGCAATCTCTTCTAAGTCAGGTACGGTTTCTTGTCCAAAGTCTGACCAACCTGCCATTTCAGGTTGTGAAGCTAAGTCCACCTTAGTGAAAACCAAGTCCTGAGTACGTCCTGGTGTAAACATAGACTGTTCCCCAGTGTCGTTATTACGAACTACGAATCTAGCTCCATCTCCATACTGACCGTTCCATTTAAGGAAAGTATATCCTGAATTGTTAGTTTCTGCCATTGTTATTCCTCCTATTTACGTAGGTCAAAGTCTCCCATACGCTTTTGTAGTGTGTTTTGCTCTCTTTGCATACGCTTAAGCTCTTCATCAGTTAATGACTTCTTCTTATGCTCATCAGTAAAGCTTTGAGTCTGTGGGTACCAGTTACCTTTATCTGTCTCCCTCATCGTAGAAACACCCCCAATATATAAGCCCATCCTATCAAGCTCACAAGGTATAGGGCTACTATTTTTTGACCGCTTAAATTATAATTATCTCCGTTTCTCCCTTTCAATAAAAGGTTTACCAATAGGACAATTGTAGCAGGCAGGGTAATACCAAAAGCTATAATTAAGAAAAATATACTAAATGACATATTGTCTCCTCCTCCAATAAAATTGGAGGTACCATCGGCACCCCCATCTTATACTACTTAGTAGGGCATGCACCGCCTTGGCACTCTGCGTCTAGTAAGTCATCATCGTTCTCTGTACGTACTGGAAGTTCCATTTTCATGTACATTTCCTCAGGAGTAGCTACCATTTCAGCAACTCGTTTTTCGTACTCTTCTTTAGTAATCGGCTCCCAAGGAGCTTGCACATATCCGTGACCACTATAAGGTAAAAGGGAAGTAGATTTAATACGGTTGTTATATGCTTTTAATAGTGGTTCAATCTTTTCAGTCTCTTCAAACTTGAATGTTAATGTAGCTGATACGGCATTATCAGCCCAAGCATATGCAAACAAGTATTGGTTAGCAAACTGTTCTTCTAGTGAAACGTCACCTGAGCTACGGAAGTTAGGGTTATCTGCCCCAACGTTCTTAACAGGGAACTCAACTACTACAGCGTTAGGCTCTTTCATAGCTTTCTCCACTGGTAATCCGCATGCTCTCATTACTTCTACGTTAGGGTCAGTCTCATGGAAACGGATACGTTGAATCATATAAGGAGCATAATTCCAGTGAATACCACTAGATACTCCAGGCATCTTAGCTACCGTACCAGAAGGCTTAACCGTTGTAGACTTCTTAGAAGGGTTAGCTCCCATCTTCTTAGCATGGTCTTGGTTAGTTTCTTGTACAACCGTATACCATCCATCCAACTCATCTACAATCTCTTGGTGGAAGATAGGCTGTGTCATGTCACCATCTTTGAACTCCTTAAGAGCGTAGTGACCATATTCATCTAGGTAGTAATCCTGAACACCTGTAATGGATACACCAATACGTCTGTTCTTAGCAATTACCCTAGCTGTTTCCTTCCAAATATACTTAGCAAATGTGATACGGTAAGTATATTGGGTAGCAATTCGTAGGGCTGTTTTGAAGTCTAAGCCGAAACGTTTACACATAAGAGGAACAAATTCAACTAGGTTACAAGGTTCATTGTTCTCTAGGGTAATCTCTGCACATGGGTTTAATCCCTCTGCATCTGCATCAATAGCTTCCTTAAAGCCATCCATGATTCGTCCATAGTTCTTCATTAGGAACTCGTTACCTATTCCTGGTTCACCATTAGCGATAATACCAGCGGCAATAAAGTGATGGTCTTTAAACATCTCATTTGTATATACTGAGTTATTAGAAGCCCAACGGTGGTTATCTTGTTTGAAGTGCATATCGTACATATGGTCTACAACACGTTCAATCTGAGCACCAATATCGTGAACCTGCTGTTCAGTAAGTTCTTCCTTACTGTCCACTGCTTCAAATGCTAGTTGCTCTTTCCATTGTTCTTCAATAACCTGTTCACGTGGTTTAAGTTTCTGTGTCTTACGACCCCACTCATTAGTATACCAACCCCACTCGCCATATTCAGTGTCAACGATTGGTGCTACCAGCATGTAGTTCTTAGCTTCTGTATAATCTTTATCGTCTGCATCACCTAAAGCGATAAGAGCAGTACGTCTAACGTTACCAGCAACTACGCAACGTCCTAACAAGTTCATCATATCTAAGGCATCTACACTCTTGATACGTTGACCTAAACGATCATTAAGAATATTATTAACATCTACTAAAGCTGAGATAAGAGGTAATGGACCACTAGCTGTACCACCAAAGCCCTTGATTAGTGCATCATAAGGACGGATACGAGACAAGTCAATTACTAAGTCTACTGTTCCATGTGTTACTCCTTCTTTAAAGTGAGCATCAATAGTTTCACGTACTGAGATATTCCATCCTTCACGGTCATCAGTAGCAAAGTAGTATGTTCTATTGTCTTTTGCCTTTTCAGCATAATCCTTTACTGTTGTGATGTAAGGACTAATTCTGTCCCACTCTTCACTACTTACAATACGATTCCAGTCAGGGTGTGAATGGTGTAAGAAGATTTTCAGGTTAACTTTGCTAGAAACCTTAGGAATTTGGCGGATATTCTTACGGTTTGCACCAAAGCCAACCCCTCCACCTAGCATTGCTCTATCAAACATAAACACAAACGGGTATGACGGCATTTTCTTCTCAGGGTGTGAATAGATATACGGTTGGTTAGCAAACATCTCAATGTTCTCATAACTCTGTGGTCTAACAGAAGTATACCAGCAGTTATTAAGGGCATCTCCACCACGCATAGCGGCATATTCAGTACCCATCATCCAGTATCCACGTCCAGGAGGCATAACGCCCATATGGAAGAAGTATTCAAGAGCTTCTAAAGCCCATTCTTCTGTAGCGGTTGGGTCATTATTCTCAATACCTAGATTCACGTTACCTTCAATAACACGTGAAATAGTATCTACCCAGTCCTCACGTCTTGCTACTCCGTCCTTATCAATAACACGAGAGTATGTTCTCTTATATGTTGGTGCTCCAATAATTCCAAAAGGTGCTACCTTTTCTCTATATGGTTGTAGTTGTTCAGGTGTAAATTTAAATGACATTGACCCATTCCTCCTAAATGTAATCCTATGGCTGTACGTTGGTTGGAACCATCGCACTTTAAATAAACCGAAGGGACAAAAATTGTCTCCTGAGTATAGATAGAAGTACCATCTAACCCAGCAGACATTCGTAAATTATAAATTCAGTTTATGTTCTTCCCAACCCAAATCCCTATGCTTTACCTAAGTGTTAGGTAGCATCAACTTGGTCATCATAGATATATTCAATTGCGTGTACTGCAATCAAAATTCTCACAGCCATAGTAGTGTCTGTATATCCGTAGATTGTTCCACCTTTATGACCACCTTGCAAATGAGTACGTACTTCACCTACAGGCAATGCTGTGTATGCGTTTCCTGTGATAAGTTGTAATTTCGTTAGCTTTTGTGCCATTATTATCTCCTCCTTATAACATTAACAAAGGTGGAGCCATAGACCCCACCTTTTAGAACCTCTGTTAGATGACCCATTCCTTAGGGTCTTCCCCATGCTTCTTAAACAATCTACGCACAATGTCCTTAGTCTCGTAGCTACGCACGATATGTTCTAAAGACTGCATCTCAATATACTGAAAGTATGGGGCACCTTGTAATAAGTCTATTAAGTCACGTAGACCATTCTTCTTAGGTGTGTTACCAACTCGGTCAATTTGGAAGGGACTTGTATCCCCTAAAAAGAATATTCGAGAATTGTTAGCTTTTCTAGTAGCTAGGGAAATAAGCTCGTTAGTATTCTGACACTCATCTGCCACTATGTCCATGTTCTCTACATCCATACCACGTATGAAACCTAAGGGCATAACGTCAATATATCCGTTTAGCTTTAGTAGGTCATAGCCAGCAGGGTGCCATCTATTAAAGTACTGTATGAAGTTCTCTAAAGTAGGGTCAAACTTTTGGTCAATATCTCCTGGTAGGAATCCATACTCCTCACCTGAAGCATTTACATAAGGCTTGGCAATCAACACTTTACGTTTAGCTGTACCCTCTTTATTAAGCTTCTTCTCACCATCTACCGGCATCTTAAAGCTTCTAGGTCTTTCTGCTCTACTGTGTTTAGGCTCATCAGGGCTAGACCTATCAAGCTTAACATCTTTTAAGTTTTCCTCAATGAGGTGCTTGATAATGGTACTGGTCTTACCTGAACCCATTAAACCATCTATCGCTAGCATAGTTATATCAGGGTTACTGATGGCATCAAGATATAGTCTCAAGTCTCTATTAGGAGCTGACTTATTGGTTAAAGGTCTGATAGCTTTTAGCTTCTGTACGTATACCCCTTCTAATTGCTTCTCACCTACTGCCTGAATAAGAACTGCTGTATTAGCAGGAAGACTAGCTTGAGTAGTAATAGGTATACCGTGGTCAAGAAACTTCTTATAATCCAGTAAGTGTACTTCTTCAACGTGTTGCCAATGTCTAACTGTCATGTAGCACTCATCCTCCCTTTGAATGAAAAAATCCCAAAGTACAAAGTTTTCTGCTACGTTATATGAAGACTGAGTACTGGGGTAGGACATCGTATCGTGGACTCCCTTTTAAATAGTACGAAGTACTATTTAAATAATAAAAAGAGTATTAAAAAGAATTAATTTATTTAAAGAAGGAGAAAAGTTTAAAAAGAATACTTTTTTAATTAATTATTTTTAAATTTTTTATTGGCGAAGCCATACGCAGGAGAGAAAGTTCATGAGGAACAGTAGGATTCTGAATAGCTGGGGAAACGTCCACATATTGCAGTATTTGCATTCTGCATCCCCATCCGTTCAAACAAGGATTTTGGCTACAAGACTTCCATGCAGTTTGCTTCCTGAATCCATTTCAAAGGTGAAAATCTTTGAAACAAGAAAAGACCTGAGAAAAGCATCTCAGGTCGTTTATACAAGTCCTAAATTATTCTTGTACACTTTGTACTCAAAAGCATCGTGAGTATTGTTTTTCCAGAACTGAGCTACCCAAATCTCAACTGCATCCCCTTCAGTAAAGTTGGTAGACGTAAGGGTAAAGCTCTTAGAAAGCTTCTGAATCCCACCCTTAGTAGCAGTTGACACGGCTAAGTTAGTGTTGATGTAAGCCGCTTTAGTTCTGTTATAGATACGAAGCTGTACTACATCATCCACGTTATTGATAATCTCTACATCCACATTAATGTTATAGTTCTTACCAATCTTAAGTGGTTGAGTAGGTATAATAAGACCATCACCGTTATTGTTACAAGTAATTCTAAAGAAGTCAGCAGTATTCTCAGCAATAACAGCCGTACCACCATTTTTAACAGCACTACCTATATTTAGATACTCATTGACTATAGTAGTCAGTTGTAATGCTCTGATTCCTGTAGCAGTAGCAACCCTGACAGGGTATAAAGAAGAGTCACTTCTGTACCAAATCCTACCCTCTTTTGGGCTAGGTGGGTCATCTGTTCTCTTTTCTAGTACTAAACCACCTGCTGTGGTTAGCTCACCTTCCATGTTACCTCCAGCTCTAGGGAACCATGCTTTACCTTCATACTTACAGCTCTGAGCAAAGATTCTACTTATTTGTATCAGTTTACCCTTAGGGTCATTTGTCCCCCACAAGGAATACCTAAGCTTGGTACATTTACTTACCATAGCCCACGGTGCTGATACTACATATGGGAAGGATGAGTTATTGTTAACCTCATGTAGAAATATCCATTGATTAGATAGGGCATCCCAACCTTCTATACGAACTCCTTTAGGAGAGGTGTTCCATGCACTTGTTAGACCTGCAAAGGCTAGGTACCAAACAGGGTCAGAAGTCATGTTTAATTCAAAGATAATAGGATTTTCATAGGTAGCATTATCTGCTTTCCATGTGTATCCTACCTCTGTCTCCATAGTTAATAACTCGTTCATAGAAGCCCAAGTATCCTGAGGTAAGTGTGATGAAGTCTGAGTGAAAGTATATCCTCTTAGGTCACCTCTTACTAGGAAGTCGTCTTGATTTCCAAGGAAATTAGGTTTGTCAGGCATAGCCAAAGGATAAGCTAAAGTACGTTTATCAGGAACATGGTTGGTTGAACTAGAAATAGTATTAAGATAACCATTGTCTAAGAAATGCTGAGGTTGCTCGTAACCATGAGCACACACTACAGTATTGAATCGTGAAGTACTAGCAAACTCGATAGAAGGGTTAGGGTTCTTCTGTAAGTCCCAAAACAGACCTTCAAAGCGGTTATAAGCACCTTCACAATAGATAGCTCTCTGAGAAGTAGGCTCAATCTGAATCTCAAGGTTAGTAAAGATATTACCACCTACATCACGTGGAATACCGCCCAAGCCCTTCATGTAAATAGACCAAGTACAGTTCATCATATTAATTTGATTGAAAGTACAACCTGTAATCCAAGCCCACTCACTGTTGTTCTTAATAGTATCATCCACATCCATGTATATACCTCGTTGGAAGTTGAATATACCAATCTGTGACATGTTCACAAAAGAAATGTAACTAGGAGTCCCATTCGACCCTTTACCTGAATACATATGAATCCCATAACCTGTCCAGTTTTGGTCAGTGTAGTAATGGTCTTCGCCTATCAACATAATTCCGTTGATTTGGTGTAGCTGATTGTATAGTGAGAAGACGTCTGTACCATCAAGGTATACACACGCTTTTGTGAAGTCTGTGAATGTTCTACCTTGGAACCTACGAGTGTCAACGATTCCACTAGAGAGCCTAGCTTCAGGCTTAAGCTGTATAACGTTAACATCTTTAATAGGTATAAGTACTGTATCTTTCCCCATCACCAAATGAACCCTAGGAGGTACTATAAGGGTTCTGCCAATTCTGTACTGACCATCAGGAATAACTACTTCTTTCCTTCTGCCCTTTTCAGCCATAGCAAGTGCTATCTGAATACCTATAGAGTCATCAACGGTTTCATCATTACCAATTGCTCCATATCTACGAACGTCAACCCAGTCTGTTTTACCTACTGTGTCTGATACATCCGCAAAGTTCTTTTCTGCTATTTGCTTTGCCTGCAAAGCCATAGCGAATGACATAGCATCCATATTATCACCATCCTATCATTTTAAATATCCCTCTTAATAGGTTTTGGGCATAAAAAGAAGCCTAGTGTATGGGGAACACTAGGCTTTCCAGAGAGAACTAAATAAATTGGTGGTGGGGATATACCCCATGATACAAAGGGGCTATGAAGCCCCCGAATGTTACTTCTTCTTATAATACCATTTACGCTCATCCATGTACTTTTTAACAGTCACTAGGTCAAGACCTCCAACTGTTAGCTCTGCACTAGGATTACCTTCAGCATAAACGTTTAACTCAGCTGAGATACCATTTTCCTTAAGGAATGCACGGAAACCATCTTCAGCAGTCTTAGTTAGACCACCTGTTACTAAAGTTACCTTCAATGGCTCAACTTCATTACGCTTAACAAAGCCACCGCCACCTACTGCATATCCTGAAGTAGTATAACCATATACTGAGAATACTGTATCCTTCTTAAGGACTGATTTCTTACTAGAAAGGTCAGCATATGTGTAGACCCCAGTGTCAACCTTAGCCTTCACTTGGAACGCATATGTGTCTCCTAAAGAAGTCACAGGAGGTAAGTTAGCAGGCTTATTAGCCTTGATGATAAGGTCAGCTACCTTTTTGAGGGTTTGCTCTCCTGCTTTACCATCCACAGTAAGCTTGTTATCTGCTTGGAACTTCTTAACAGCTTCTACAGTTTCATCACCGTAACCACCGTCAGCACCATACTTAGGAAGTTTATACCCAAGTTTCAACAAGTCTTGCTGTAGCTCTTTGACAGCTAAACCACTATCACCCTTGATTAAAAGAGAAGGAGGGTTAGAGTCTGCTACGTAAGAAACGCCTGAGTTGATTAGCTTGAAGAAATCAGCACTCATAGCATTCACATCGACTTTAGTCTTGATACCTTTTACAGTACCTCTGTCAGAGTATTGGAACACTGACCACTTAGACCAAATAGATGAGTTACCTGGATTCTTAGCATCATAATACCTAGCAATCCAAAGAGGATAGTTAGCTAGTTCTTTACTAGAGAAGTTAGGGAAGAAACCGAACATGGTGTATAGCATAGGAGTGATACCTGTCTTTTGTTTCATGTACTTAAGCCACTCCAAAGCAAACGCATTGATTCTAGCTTTACTCTGTCCCTTACCATTTTCTAAGTCAAGAACGTGTGGTAGGTCAACCTTCATGTTTCCTAGCTTCTGTAAGAAAAAGTCTACCTCTTTCTTAGGGTCGTTAGTAACATGTGAGAAACAATAGAAACCTACACGCAGACCAGCGTTCTTAGCACCTAGATAGTTTTGATACGCTCTCTTGTCTAGGAAAGTCTGACCTTCAGTAAGCTTAAGATAAACGAACTTAACACCGCTCTTAGCCACATCTGTCCAGTTAATATCACCTTGGTGATTAGAAACGTCAATACCAAAAACATCACTTGAACTACGATTTTGCATGGTATCATCTCCTATATTCTATTTTCCCTCTAAAAAGCATAAGGAAACACCCCTA